AGCACCTCCGAAACTGCATGCAAAACATGCTCGTTTTTCGGACCCCGCTCAGAAGCCGTGTGCGCCCGTCTGAGCGCCCCTCACGCACCGGGGTGGCACCCAGCACCCTCTAACTTTTGCTCACGTCACACACTGACGCGATTTCGAGCGCGACAGGAAAACCGCTGGTAGCGACTAGATATCGTTACAACGCGGTGCTAGACTGGCGGCATGGATCTGATGCTCACGTGCGAGAGGTGCGGCGGCCCCGTGTCGCTGCCTCCGCGTGGGCGCACGCCTGAGTACTGCTCGACCAAGTGCCGAGTCGCCGCGCACCGCGCGCGCCAGTTGCCGCCGGAGCTGACGAAGAGGCCGCGGTGGGCGCGCTTCGCGAACACGCCGCGCGCTGGTGGCAAGCCGACGCGCAGGCCAGTTATGGCGAACGGTCGCTCGGCGTCGTCGACGAACCCGCGCACTTGGACGACCTACGCGGCGGTCAAGGCTTCAAAGGCTGGCCATGGTGTGGGGTTCATGCTCGGCGATGGCATCGGCGCGATCGACCTCGACCGCTGCATTGTTGCCGGCCGTCTTGAGCAGTGGGCACAAGAGATCGTCGATGCGTGCCCAGCGACCTACATCGAGATCAGCCCTTCAGGCACGGGGCTTCACATTTTCGGACACATGTCACCACGTCCAGGCCGTGGCCAACGTGGCGGTGCGCGTATCGAGATCTATTCGCGAGACAGGTTCATGACCGTCACGGGCAACCGTTGGCCAGGGTCGGTGAACACTCTCGCTGATCTGAGCGCGGTCGTCGCGTCACTGTAGCGCTCCAGGCGGGCGCTCGAGCGCCCCAGGAGGGCAACCCATGACCGACCACCCGACGTCGCGCCGTCCGCGCGCCCGCAAGACCCCCGAGGCCACGCCACCGGTAGCAGCTCCGAGTCGATCGCGGACCGCGGCCGCCGACAAGCCAAAGACCATACCGGCAGCGCGCAAGCCGCGCGCGACGGCCAAGAAGGCGCCTGCAGCACCGAAAGTTGCGCCCGCAACGGACGAGACGAAGGCGCCCGCGCAGGCCAAGCGCCAGAGCACGGTGAAGCGCACATCTGGAACGCGCCACCTACGCGCTGTGCCCGGTGACGGCAAGAGCGACACCACACAGGCCCCTCCTCCGCCGCCAGCAGCGCCCGAAGGCATGGGCCAGCACGGCAAGCGACTGTGGCGCGACGTGGTCGAGGTGTTCGTGTTGCGACCCGATGAGCTCGTGGTACTCGCATCCGCGTGCTTCGCTGAGGAGCGCGTGTACGGGATCCGCGAGGAGTTGGGCAAGATGGATATCCTCGTGCGCGGGTCGATGGGGCAACTCGTGGCAAACCCGCTGCTGACCGAGGTCCGCGCACATGAGGGTCACGTGGCCGCGATGCTTGCGAAACTCAAACTTAGGGACGTGGCGTCGGGAACCGCTCAGGGGCGTTCGGAGGGCGCGCGCACCGCGGCGAAGGCCCGATGGGCGACTCCGCATGGCGCTCCTTCGTAGCGCGCCGACGCTCCTCGTCGATCGTGACGCCGAGCGTCGCGAGATCATCACGTTCTATCGGGACACGCTCAAGCGTGCGACGCCTCCAAAGGGTATGGAGTGGGAGCCGGTCAAGATCGGCCCGACGTGGGAGTGGTCGCCGCGCAAGGGCTGGAACCTGCCCGAGATCACGTTGGGGTGGGATCTGCTCGCGTGGGCTGGCCAGTGGCTCAAGTCACCGCAGGGTGGCCCTTGGATTTACACGCCTGAGCAGGCGCGGTTCATCCTTTGGTACTACGCGCTCGACGAGGCAGCGCAGTTCGAGTACGCGATCGCGGCGCTGCAGCGACTCAAGGGCTGGGGCAAGGACCCGCTCGGCGCGGCGATTTCCGTCACTGAGATGGTCGGGCCCGTGCGGTTCGACTACTGGGACGGCGACCGTCCTGTGGGCCGTGAGGAACTGAACGCTTGGGTGCAGATCGTGGCCGTCTCGCAGGAGCAGACGAAGAACACGATGAAGTTGCTGCCGAGCATGGTGCCAGCCGAGACGCGCCGGTACTTCGGGATGCAGATCGGCAAGTTGACGGCCTGGGCAATGGACGACACGAGGCAACTCGAAGCGGTGACGTCGTCGCCCCTGACGCTCGAAGGTGGCCGGCCGACGCAGCTGCTGCTCAACGAGATCCAGAACTGGAACTCGTCGAACAACGGCCACGACATGTGGGGCGTGCTCGAGGGCAACGCCGCGAAGCGTGACGAGGATTCCCCGGCGCGCATGCTCGCGATCTTCAACGCTCACCGACCTGGTGAGGACTCGGTCGCTGAGCGTCTGCGTGACGCGTTCGAGGGTACGCAGGGCGACCCTGACGCGGACGACGAGTCAGAGCGTCCGAAGTTCATCGACGTGGGCATCATGTACGACTCGCTCGAGGCGCCGCCGACGGCACCGTTGACGCTCAAGGATGCGCCGGCCGTGATCGAGGCGGTGCGTGGCGACGCGGTGTGGTTGTCGACCTCGCGCATTGTGAAGTCGATCGGGAACCCGAACAACCCGCCGTCTGAGTCGCGACGCAAGTGGTACAACCAGGTCACAGGCTCCGAGGATGCGTGGACCACGCCGCAGGCTTGGGACCAGTTGTCCCGGCCGGACTCGATCGTGGCGCCGCGCGAAGAGATCGCGATGTTCATCGACTGCTCGAAGTCGGACGACGCGACAGCGCTTGTCGGGTGTCGCATCACCGACGGCCACGTGTTCATGCTTGGCCTGTGGCAGAAGCCGCCTGGCGATCGCGGCAAGGGATGGTTGGCACCGCTCGACAAGGTGGACACCGCCGTCGACGCGGCGTTCTCGAGGTTCACGGTGGTGGCGTTCTGGGGTGACCCGTCGCACACGCTCGACGACGAGACCCGCGTCAGGTACTGGGACACGCTCTTTGACGCGTGGCACCGCAAGTACGGGCGCAAACTGCGCGAGTTCCCACACGTGGGCCGCGCGGGTCACTCGATCCTCTTCGACATGGCGATCTACGCCGAGCAGAAGCGGTTTGTCGCTGAGGTGCAGATCGTCGAGGCCGAGATCGAAGGAAAGGGCTTCACACACGACGGTGACGTCCGGCTCCGCAAGCACGTCATCGCTGCGCGGCGCATGCCGACGAAGGCTGGCATGTCGATCGGTAAGGAGCACCGCGAGTCACGCAAGAAGGTCGACGCCGCGGTGTCGATGGTGGGCGCCAGAATGGCGCGCCGCGCGTATCTGAACAATCCGAAGAGACGGAAGGGAGGTCGACTGCTGTGAAGGATACCGAGCTCATCCAAGTGGTCGAAGACCTTCTGTTGCCGCTGCACAAGACCGACAAGGAAACCCTCGACACGATCGACGGGTGGCTGCGGTTCACGCCTGAGCCCATCAAGACCAGGGCCACCAGCAACGAAGAGGCGAAGTACCTCAAGTCGCTGTCGAACACGCCGTGGGCGCGCGTCGTTATCGAGACCACTGCGCAGGCGTTGAAGACCGAGGGCATCTACGCGGCTAACCACCAGCCGTCTGAGCTCGCGGATATGTGGGCGCCGTGGGACAAGAACGACATGGAGACCAAGCAGGGTGCGCTCTACCGGGCGTCTCTCGCCTACGGTCTCGCATACACGCTGGTATTGCCAGGCATGGACGCGTTCGGGAACCCTGGCGCGCAGATCACGGCACACTCGCCGCGCGACTTCTTCGCGGTCTACGACGACGTGGTCGAGGACGAGTACCCGTCATGGGCGCTCCGCATCATCACACAGCGCGGGGGAGCCGTTCACTACCGGTTGATCGACGACGAGGCCGTGCACTACCTGTCTCGCGAAGACGCGTCGGCCTCCATCAAGTTCATCGAGTCACGGAAGCACAACGCGGGCGTTACGCCCGTGGTGCGGTACGCGAACCAACTTGACCTCGAGGGCCGTGCGCCGGGTGAACTGCAGCCACTCTTCCCGTTGTTTGCTCGCATCAACAAGACGGACTACGACCGTCTGCTGGTGCAGCACTTCAACTCGTGGAAGGTCCGTTGGGCCACAGGCATCGAGGAGTCGGGTCCTGACGCCGACGACGAAGCGACGAAGTTGAAGCTGCGTCACCAGGACATCCTCGCGTCCGAAAACCATGAGGCAAAGTTCGGCACGCTCGACGAGACAACCATGGATCCGTTCGTGAAGGCACACGATTCCGACTTGGAGTCGCTCGCGGCAACGTCACAGACCCCCATGACGACGTTCGGCAAGATCGTCAACGTCTCCGCCGAGGGCCTCGTCGAGGCACGATCCTCGCTGCGCGCGAAGGTGGGCGACCGTCAGACCGGGTACGGAGCATCGAACGTCCGCACGCTGCGCCTCTCGGCACACGTCGAGGGCCGCAAGGACGACGCCGCGAACTTCTCGGTGCGCAGCAAGTGGGCCGACACGGAGATGTCGATGCTCGCAGGCGCCGTGGACGCGCTCGGCAAGGCCGCCACCATGCTCCAGATCCCGTTCGAGCTCCTATGGGACCGCATCCCCGGAATCGACTCCACCACCGCCGAGTCTTGGCGCACCTACGCCGCCGAGCACCCGGGACCGGAAGCAGTCCAGGCCAAAGCAGTCGCCGACGCCCTGGCGGCAAACGCCACCGTCGACGCGGCAGCGGGCGCCTAGACCACCATGGCCGCCAGCGACGCAGGGTCGGTCGCGACTGACTTCCACAGGCGCAAGCAGGTGGCGCTCGCAACGAGTGCTGACTCTGAGGTACGCCGCGCCATGAAGCTGCTCGACATCAAGAACATCGACGCCTCACGCGCGGTGTGGAACGACCGCATGGTCGGGATTGTCGCGAAGTACTACAAGGTGTCGCAGATCCAGGCCGTGAAGTACTTGGACGTGTACTGGGCGATCGAGCGTCCAGGTGGCGCCGGCACCATCATCGCCCCATCCCTCGACATCACCACCACCACGGGAGTGCTCGACGCCGCAGGGCCACAAGGCCTCAAGCAGCGTATCCGCAACGGACGCCCACCACTCGTGGCGTTCAACGATGTCACCGCCGGCATCCAAGCCGAGATGCGAAAGATGATCCTCGCAGGAGGCCGAAACGCCGTCCGCGAGACGGGCAAGGCCGACCGCCGCGCTGTGGGCTACCGCCGCGTCTCTGACGGCGACCCGTGCACGTTCTGCGGGATGCTCGTCTCCCGCGGTCCCGCTTACACCAGCGAAGCCAAAGCGCTCGCGAAGGGCAACGGCGACCCGTACCACAAAGGATGCGGGTGCACGGTCGAGATCATCTACGCCGACTGGTTGCCCACACCAGCCGAGCAGCAGTACGTCGACGCCTACTTCACGGCCGCCGAACAGGCCACCGCAGCAGGAGAGCCACGCACACCGCAAACGGTCCTGTACCGCATGCGCGCCGACGGCGACTTCAAAGACTCCCCCGCACGCCGCGCGCTCGCGGCCAACTAGAGACTCCCGCCGCTCCGGCGGGTTAGCCAGACAGGTGCTGGCGCCACTACCAGGGCCCAGGAGGTCCACATGTTCATCATCAAGAACCGTCTCCGTTTCGCACCGGGCATCGTCTTCAATCAGCCCGTAGGTGAAGGTGGAGGCACGGGTGAGCCGCAGGGCGGCGACCCCAAGGCAGGTGAGCCGCAGGGCGGCGATCCAAACAAGTCGGGTGAGCCGCAGGGCGGCGACCCCAAGGCAGGCGACTACAAGGCGCCGTGGGACAAGTCGGGCGAGCCGTTCGACGAGGCGCGTGCGCGCAGGCTGCTCGAGGCCAAGCATGCCGACGAGGAGAAGATGCGCGAGCGTCTCACCGAGTTGGAGGCAGAGAAGCAGGCCACCGAAGACGCGAAGCTCACGGACCAGCAGCGCCTTGAGAAGGAGCGCGACGACTTCAAGTCCGGCATGTCTGAGGCGCAGCTCGACGCCGCACGTTTGCGTGCCGCGATCAAGTTTGGGCTTGCTGAGGATGACCTCGAGTTCATCAACGGCAAGACCCCCGAGGAGGTGCTCGCAGCCGCTGAGCGGTACGCAGAGCGCCACAAGGGTGACGACAAGGGCGACCCCAAGGGTCCGCCCTCTCGCCGTCCGTTGGCCGGTCGCGGTGGGGGAAATCCCGCATCTGAACCGGAGGAGATGGATCCGCGCAAGTTGGCGGAGTCCATCCAAAACAACCACTACTAGCCAACCGCATGAGGCGGGCGGCGAAACCCAAGGAGAAACATCATGGCTAACGCCTTCGTCAAGCCCGAGGTGGTGCGCAACACCTCTCTCGGGTTGCTCGAGCGCTCTGTGGTCGTTCCCCGCCTGGTATGGCGGGATGGTGTCGGCGACTTCGCCGGTGCCAAGGACGACACCATCAGCATTCGGCTGCCCGCCTACGCCAAGGCAAACACGCGTGTGCTCCGTTCCGGATCCACGCGCACCAAGTCGGCGCTGCAGCAGCGCAAGGTTGATGTCACGCTTGACACCGACATCTACCTCGATGTGCCCGTCACCGACGAGCAGATGGAACTCGACATCCAGAACTTTGGTGCCGAGATCATCGCGCCGATGATGAGCGCGACCGCGCGAACCATCGAAGAGCGCGTCGTGGCAGAGATGCAGGGAGCAACCTACGCGCACGACCTCGAGACCGACTACGCCGACCTGAAGGGCATGTTCGCTGAGGCTCGCCGCCTCATGAACCAGGCAAACGTGCCCATGGAAGGCCGTGTCGCGCTCATCGGTTCGAACGTCGACGCGGAGATGATCCAGCTCGACAACCTCGTCAAGGTGAATGAGTCGGGCACCGCGTCAACTCTCCGCGAGGCAACCATCGGTCGCGTCTACGGATTCACCGTCGTCACCTCGCCGCTGCTCAACCCCGACGAGGTGGTCTTCTTCCACCCCACGGCGTTCCCGCTGGTGACGCGAGCTCCGAAGGTTCCATCGGGTGCCCCGTGGGGCTCGTCGGGATCGTTCGCAGGGTTCGCGACGCGCGTCGTGCGCGTCCTTGACCCGAACGAGGTTGAGGACCGCGTCATCACGGACTCGTGGATCGGCACCGGAATTACGACGGACTTCGGCACGCTCGACGCCGTCACCGGGGTGTTCGAGCCCGCAGAGGACCTCGCAGATGTGGCCGCTTCGGCGCTCTTCGTCCGCGCGGTCCACTTCGACGCCCCGGTCATCCCCTAAGGAGTAGGCACACCATGACGCAGCCACTGCCTCCGCTCGCTCCCGTCGAGTCCCTTGCGGACTGGATTGAGGAAGAGATCCCGGTGAACTCTGCCGCTTTCAAGCGGGCGGAGGCGGTGCTGTCTATGGCGTCCAGCCTTGTCAGGAAGGAGACCAAGCGGTCTTGGCTGAATATCGCCAAGACCGATGTTGTCGACGAGATTCCTGACGAGGTGGTGCAGGTGTGTGTGCAGGCTGCGGCCCGCAAGTACACCAACCCGGATGACTTCGAGCAGGAGCGTCAGGACGACTTCTACGGTGCACGCAAGGTCCAAGAGGCCGGCGTGTACCTCACGGAGTCTGAGAAGTCGCTGCTCGCCGAGTACGCAGGGAATCTCCACGGGGGTTTGCGCACGATCACGACGACACGTGACGACTTCCCGGCGTTCGACGACTCGATACTCACGGGCGACCCCATCCTTCCGCCGTACTACCTGTAGGGGGCACTGATGGCCGTTCTCACTGGCGCACTTCGAGCCGGACGCAGGTCCGCCGAGTCGCGCATGTTTGACAAGGCCATGTTCTCCCGCGTCACGGGGACACAGACCGTTGGGAATAAGGACGTCCCCGTGTTGACTGCTGTCGGCACCACGAAGGCTTACGTCCAGACGTATGAGGCATTCGAGCAGACTCCCGAGGCTGGCGGCCACGTCTACACCAAGCAGCGGTACAAGGTGCACGTCCCCATCGGCTTCGGCCCGGTGCGCGTTGGCGACATTTGCACGATCATCGCCGCCACGTTCGATGTTGAGCTCAAGGGCCGCACCTACCGCGTGGCAGGCCTCCTCCACAAGACGCAGGCCACCGCGCAACGCCTCCTCGTCGACGAGGTCACAGCATGAGCGACACCACGTTGAGAGCCTTCGCCGTCGAGCTCGAGCAAGCCTCCACAAACATCGCCCCGCAGGTCGACGCGATCGTGCGCAAGGGTGCCTTGGACATCAAGAAGGGCATGCAGGCCGACCTCAAGGCCTCACCCCACTTCAAAAGGGTTGCCCGCGACGTCTCTTTCGACATCACCGAGGCTTCCAACGCTGTCGAGGCCGAGATCGGCCCTGTCATCGGACGCGGTAAAGGCCACGCCGGTAGTCTCGCGTTCCTCGCCTACGTCGGCGGCGCGAACCAAGGCGCCACTGTCCGCGACCCCAGGGCCGTCCTCGACGAAGAAGCCCCACGCTTCGAGAAGTACCTCGACGACCTCATGAAAGGCGTCCTATGAGCGCCGAACACATCGCCGGGATCGTAGCCACGGTGGAAGCCGCAGGCCTCACCATCTACGACACCAACGTCCCCACCCTTCCCAACTTCCCCTACCTCCTCCTCAGCGCCCCAGACTTCGACCGCATCGCCCTCTCACTCGACGACATCCCCCGCGACATCGACTCCTACTTCCAGCTCACCGCAGTCGGATCCACAGTCAACGAATGCCGTCGAATCCAAGACAGCGCTCGCGTCGCGCTTGATCGCAAGGCGCCGGCCGTCACCGGGTATGTGACGCACACCAAGCGCACTTCCCCAGGGAAGGTCTATCCCGATACCAGCATCACGTTGCCGCAGACAGACAGCAACCCGTTCTTAGCGCCCGATCAGTGGCGCTATACCGCGACGCCGACCGCGTAACAGCCCAAGCCCGACCCGCGTTCTGCGGGCGCTTTCGCAACCATCTGAACAGGAGCCACCTATGGCATTCGTATCCGCATGGGACAAGCGCACGGGGAAGAAGCTGCCAGCCCCTGTGCCTGAGTCGCATTTCAAGATTTGGCCCGAGATCCTCGCGCGAACGCCGCAGGCGAAGGCACACGCAAAGTCAACCCGCAGTAATGCGGCGCCCGTGGCAACCCCGTCTGGCGAGGTGCCGGACACCAACCAAGCCCCGCCAGCCGGGGACGAAAGCAAGGAGTGAACGATGCCTAAGTCACTGGCTGATGGTCACATTAAGTTGACCCAACTGGCCGCCCGTCCCGCCGACATCCTCAACATCACCGTCACGGAAGCCACTGCCGGGCGAGACATCTCGTGCGACATCCTTCTGTCTGACTACTCGCTCGGCCCGACCGGGTCTGACACGGTCGCTGAGAAGGCTCTGTGCACGCAGGGCAACTTCAACGCCCTTGGCGCGTCGAACTACGACGGCAGCATTTCGCCGTTCCGCATGTTCGATGGCACCACCAAGCAGGTTGATGAGACCGAGGATGCCACGTTCCAGGCGCTCAAGGACAAGGGCACGCTTGTGTTCTTGCTCGAGCGTGAGTCGGCGAAGGACTCGACCGACCCGTGGGCCACGGACGACGAGTACAACTACTTCGAGGCGTACACCGACGAGCCCGCACGCATCGACATGCAGGGCTTCATCAAGCGCAAGATCAAGCTTGCGATCCAGAACGCGAAGCTGTACAAGACGATCGTCGCCGGCATTTAGTCGCCCTCATACTCACGCCGCGTCATTGTCGCCACGGGCGGTGGCGCGGCGTGACCCCTCCGGGGGTCGAACCTTTCACCCGTGGCAGTACCCGTGGAGATTGACATGAGCAGCTGGTTTGAAACTTTTCTGACGTCCGGGACCGTGAACCGCGAGACCGTCGACGTCCACAACAACTTGGCCTTAGTCGGTGAGATCGACCGCGCCTACGCCGAACTCGACGCACTCGACAAGGCTCCCGGTGAGCGCAGCATAGGCCAGCGTGACCCACGCGACGCCATTGAGGCGCGCCTGGTGGAGTTGGCGGCGCAGTGGGATGCCGACAAGGCGGTATTTACGCTTGCCCCGGTCACGGAGCCTGAGTATCAGGCGATCATCAAGGCGTACCCGACGCCTCCGATCCCTCAGCGCCCTGACACGGCCGGTTTGCCTGCCGCTGAGGCGAAGAAACTCACTGTCGCGTATGGCGCCGAGGCTGCCGAGTTCCGCATTGAGTCGGAGCGTATCGACGTCGAACGGAACATCGCCTATGTCGCGGCCTCTGTCGAGTTCATTGAGGCCGGAGGCGAACAGCGTGGTGGGGTGACGCCCGAGCAGGTGCGTTCTTTGCGGAATCGTCCTCATGGCAAGGCCCAGTTCGAGACGTTGCTTGCCGCGGCCTTGCGCGTGACCCGAGGCGAGGTTGAAGTGTCCCGCCCAAAATCGCCCGAGAACTCCACGGTCAGCCCGCTCTTGTAACAGCACTGCAGGCGGCCCGTGCGTGGGCCGTGAAGCCCTCGGAGTACATGCAGTGGTCCCGCAAGGACCGCACTCTCGCTGAGGGCTTGATCGTTCTTGAGGCGATGACGGGCGACCACGGGCACCTGATCGAGGACGCGACGGACCCTGACCGGGATGGCTTCTACGACGTGCAACCCACGATCGACCATGCCGCGGCCGCTAAGGAGCGGTGGGAGGCCGAGAACAACAAGGACCGTGAGCCTGGCACGCGTTTGCGTGTGGTGCTGGATCCGAACTACAAGCCGCGGTCTTAGCCGCGCTTGGAGAACACGAGGTCGCGGCCTTCGATCAGGTCGCCGTATGGCATCGCGGTGTTACTGATCAGTTCGTAGCCACGCTCACCAGCACCTTCAATCACGGTCGCTGGGCGCAGTGTGCGCGTCGTGGATTGGTACGTCACGACTGGGCGCCCATTGAAAAGGCCGTCTAAGAGTTCGCTAGCCCCTTCGGTGAGCAATGCCCCATCAGCCCGATTGCGTTTGTCGCTTGCTCGCAGAAAGAAGAGCCCCGCCAAGAAGATGGCGAACATCGCCGGGATTCCCAAGAAAAAAACCACTATCAGTGCGCTCATAACTGAACAACTTAGACCCGTTCGGGAGGTAGTCACAATGACCGACCGGACTATTTTGGTGAGACTCCGCGCAGATGTTGCCGGTTTCAAGCAGGGGATGAAAGAGGCGGCCGCTGCTTCGAAGGACGCCGCGGTTCTATTTGACGCCAACGGAAAGCGGATCGAGAACACCGGCCAGCGGATAGTCAAGAGCGCCGAGGTCAACAGCGTCGAGTGGACTCGCGCAGGCACGGCGATCACCGCGTTTGGTGTCGCAGGTGCCGCAGCGTTCGGACTGTCGGCGAAGGCCGCGATCGACTGGGAGTCCTCCTGGGCTGGGGTCCTCAAGACCGTTGACGGTTCAGGCGAGCAGCTCATGGCGCTCGAGGACTCCCTGCGCGGTATGTCGCTCGAGGTGTCCGCTTCTCAGTCTGAGATCGCCGGTGTGGCTGAGGCAGCCGGCCAACTTGGCGTCGGGGTCGACAACATCGCGGCATTCACGCGCGTCATGATCGACTTGGGCGAGACCACAAACCTCACCGCCAACGACGCCGCAACAGCGCTCGCGCGCATCTCGAACATCATGGGCACATCGGCGAGTGACGTAGACCGCATGGGCGCCGTCATTGTCGACATTGGCAACAACTCCGCGACCACTGAGGCTGAGATCGTTGAACTCGCGACACGCCTCGCCGCGGCAGGTAAGCAGGCGGGCCTCTCTGAGTCGGACATCTTCGCCTTCGGTGCGGCGCTCACGTCGGTGGGTGTCGAGGCTGAGGCGGGCGGCACAGCCATGTCGAAGGTCTTCACGTCGATCGCTGATGCGACCCGTGACGGCGGCGAGAAGCTGCAAACGTTCGCCGACATCGCAGGTGTCTCCACGTCAGCGTTCAAGCAAGCGTTTGAGGATGACGGCGCGACCGCGATCTCGATGTTCGTCTCCGGGATGGGCGACCTTGCCAACTCGGGGGAGTCCACCACCAAGGTCTTTGATGACCTCGAACTCACCGACGAGCGACTCAAGCGCGCAATCCTCTCTCTCGGGTCAGCCGGGACCCTCCTCAACGATGAGCTCGAGATCGGCAACAAGGCGTGGATTGACAACAGCGCGCTTGTTGAAGAGGCCGAGAAGCGTTACGACACCACTGAGGCAAAGATTCAGATCGCGAAGAACGCGATCAACGAGTTCGCGATCACCACCGGGGAAGACCTCCTTCCCGTCCTCGCGCAGATGGCCGAGGGTGTCGCGGGCGCAGCCGAAGCATTCGCAAACATGCCCGAGCCTCTCCGTCTCACATTGACGGGCCTGGGCGGTGTAGCCACCGTCACCGCACTCGCCGCAGGCGGCTTCCTCGTACTCGCTCCCCGAGTGTTTGAGACCATCGCGGGCTTTAAAACACTCAGAAACGACATGCCCGGCGTCGCATCAGGAATGGGCAAAGTAGGCAAGGCGGCCGGAGCCCTGAGCATCGCGCTCGCAGCGGTAGCAGTAGGAGCGGTCTTCAAAGACTTCGCCGACGAATGGCGCGACACCAAGCCCGACCTCGCAGACATGCGCAACGAACTCGCCACCACCGCGACCTCCGCACAGCTCATGGCCGGCCAAATCGGCGCCGCAGGCGCAAACATGGACGCCATCCGAAAAATCTCGAACGAACTAGACGGAGAGCCATGGTACCAATTCGGCGCCTCCGTCCAGGTCTGGATCGACAAGACCGTCATGGGAAAGAACGCCGCCCAACAAGCCACAGACGCCATGATCGTCATGGACGACGCGCTCGCGGGTTTCGCGGGCATCGACCTATCGAGCGCACAGGGGCAGTTCAATCTCATCGCTGAGGGCTTTGGTGCGAAGACCGATGATGACCTTAACGCCATCCTCGACACGATGCCGAAGTTCCGTACCGCGCTTACCGAAGCGGCGACTGACGCGGGAATCACCGCCAATACGGTCAATGTGCTTGGCCTGGCGACCGGCGACCTTGACATCTCGACGGGGCAGGCGACTCAGTCAATCAGCGCTTTTGCTTCCGCTCAGGAGGAAGAGGCTGCCGCGACTGAGGCCGCGGCGAAGGCAATGCAGGAGCTCATCGAGGCTGTCGCTGGTGGCGTCTCGGCGTTCTATGACGGTTCGGGCGCCTATCAGGGTGTCATTGATGCGAACGTTGCCACTGCGCAGGCTCAGGCCGACAGGATCAACGCGGCGAACGATGCCGCGAACGATGCTCGTCGCAAGAATGACAAGGACACTGTCGACTATGTGACCTCCGAGTGGGAGGACTTCTACGACGGTCAGACGGTCTCGATCGATGACTACATTGCCAAGTTGCAGGAGCAGGCTGACGCTCAGGCAAACTTTGAGGCGAACCTCACTGCACTGAATGACCGTGTGAAGACTGACATCTTGCCGGACCAGCAGGGTCTTGCCTATGAGTTCATCAACCAATTGGCAGCATCGGGCCCTGAAGGTGCCGCGCAGGCTGACTTGCTGAAGAACTCGAGTGCGGAACAACTGCAGTCTGTCGTGGATTTGTGGGCACGGGGTGGTGATGACGCCGCTACGGAGTTCGCGGCCAACCTCATCGCGGGACAGCAACCCGAGGTGAAGTTGCAGCTCGATACGTCAGATGCTGATGTCCAATACGAGTTGTGGGCACGCGGATTGCAGGCCAGGTTCGGTTTCAGTTCGACTCCTGACCTGGGGAAGACGTCGACGGGGCGTCCTGTCAACGTGGGCGCGTTTGCGACCGGCGGCATTGCCAGCACTCCGCAGCTGAACATTTGGGCTGAGGGTATGGGGCGCGAGGCATATGTGCCGCTCGACTTGCCGCTATCTCAGGTGGATCCCTCAGTGCGGGGCCTCGCGGCCTACGCGCAGGGAAACATGAACACGTATGCGACGGGTGGTGTCGCTGGCGGTTATGGCGAGGCGTCGCCGCCGCAGGTGATCACGGTGCCTGTGGAGTCGCGTTACGAGACGCATGCCCCGGTGAATGTGTACACGTCCGCGTCGAGCATCGACGGGATCTCTGCGGAAGCGCGCAGGCGCACGAACAGTTGGGCGGGATCTCGTGGCTGATTGCGACATTGACCTGAGCGTCGTCGTGTCTGGCGATGCCCTCGACCTGAACAACGGCGTGAGCCTCGTTCTGGTGGAGTGGAACACTCCTGATGCGCCTCGGCGTGAGCGGGACGTGCGCGGCCCCTACCAAGCCGGAGGCGCTCTGGTGCTCTCAGTCCCCGACGTAGCGACCATCACAGGCGTGGTGCGCGCTCAGGGGGCGAACTGGACTGCATGTGTCGCCGCAGCGAACGCGGTGCGCCTGGCGTTCAACCAGTTCTCGTACACCATCACGGAGACAGTCGAGGGTGTCGTCACGACGTACACGAAGTGCCGGCCGACGGGTATCCAAATGGTGGGCGGTATTGACGCAACCAAAGTGCGTCGCGCTCGCGCTGAGTTCGCGTTCTCGATCGACTATCACCCCAACGTTCCTGTGGAGGCGTAGCCATGATCGGTGACTTGTACAAGTCGAAGGCCATTCAGGCAGTCATCGGGCCTGCGCACTCTAACGTGATCCCTGAGGTGCTCTGGGGCGGGTTCCTGGACGGTTCTGGGGCCCTTATCGCCATGACGGGTATTCGTGTGCGGCATGACGCGTTTACAACGGCTACGGACGGCGTGACGAACTCTGTGCGGTTGGACTGCGGTGTGGCGGGCACGGGCTGGACTATCGCAGGTTTTGCGCTCTTTGACGCGGCCAGTGGTGGAGCCATCGTCCTGTCTGCCTCGGTGACGTCTGTGTCTCCTGCTGTGGATGAGCCTCTCGCGTTTGCTCCTGGTGGGCTGACGTTCACCTACGCGGAGGTGTAGCCGTGACGGCTCTGGATCCGACTACCGCTGATCGCATCCTCACACCCCCGTCGTCTGCGTGGTCGTCGTTGGCATTCGGTGGAATCAACCTTGTCCCCGCCGTCGCACCAAACCCAGTCTCAGCGTCGACGGGTTACAACGCGCTCGACATGCTGTCCGACAATGGCGCATCAGACGTGGCCTCCGACGCACCAATGGTCCCCACGGGCGACTTTGCCATGTTCATCGCCATAACGGGCCCAATCGGCACGACCGGCTGGAACCTGTTCTGGGGCGACCACTGGCTTGACATTGAGCTGACGGCCACCGCTGTCAACTACGTCGGCATCGGCAACCACTACTTCTCAACCAACCCCACGCTGACGACCCCCCTCGACGCAGACATTACGGTGCTTGCGTTCCGCTGGGACTCGGTTAACGGTGGCGCAATGCACACCAGCCGCGACGGCTTGGTGGGCACTGACTCGACGCTGATGACCCCCGCATCTGGCACCGTCTACATGAACGCCGCGCCGAATGGCACCAAGGCTGAGGTGTTGGGCGCTTGGCTGTTTGAGTCCACCACGGTCGACGCAACCACTGCGGATGACACCATTGCCGCAATCATGGCGCTATTCCCCGACCTGAGCCAGGTGGGCGCTGGCGGATGGGGGATCGCTGGTGCGGGCGTCCTGACGGTGGGCGACACCGAGGTGGTGCCCGTGGTTTCAGCGCCGCCAGCCAACGGTGCGAAGACACCTCCCGTAGTGCCGACGCCCGAGTCTCCGGCTGTGATGCGCGCTGCAGGCGTGTACCCGATGCGTCATGTGTGGGAAACCATGCCTGCGCCGACGCTCGACGTCGGCTACCGTCCTGTCAATTGGGAGGCAACTGACGCTGGGTGGGATGAGTACGCCTATTTGCAGATCACCGTTGAGGGTGTTGACATCACCCTGTTCGATGGGGTGGAGACACCGTTTCCGACGTGGCGTCGCGGTGAACCATTCGGCTCTCAGTCGGCCACGATCCAGCTCCCACAGGTTCATGCGTTCCGTCCGGTCCCCGTGTGGGCTGCTCATGGTTCGAATGTCTCAATCAGGCTGGTGAAGATCGCGGGCGGCACGGTGTCACTATTCGAGGGCTTTGTCATGGACAAGGGACTCGATGAGGACTCGGGGGTGTTCTCTTTGCAGTGTCTCGGCACGTTGTTTGGTGCTGACCTGCTGTTGCGTCCGCCGTCGTTCACGACAGCACCGCAGGAGATTGGCACTCTTATCCCCGCGTTGCTCAACGCCGCGTCATCGCGCCGGTGGCTCACGATGGCATCCGTGGTGACTGGTATCCAAACGTCCGTAGCAGGCGGCTGGGAGCCGCTTCTCACGGGGTATGTGCAGAGCCTTCTCGCGACAGCAATCAGTAGTGGGAAGCAGTGGACGATCGCATGTGCGGAACGCACGCCGATCCTGACTGTCAAGGACACTGCGACCATCGCCGCGACCATCCGTGTGGGCCAGCGCGGCATCGGTGTGAGCCTGAACTCTGACGCCACCCAAGCCCCGAACGTGATCTACGGGGAAGGTGTGAACGCGGACGGCGGGCGTTGGCGCAACGCAAAGTTCCCGAACTGGAAGCCTGACGACACTCCCGCTTACCCGAACACCGATCCAGCGGACACGATGCGCGTCGGCCGCACTGACGCTTCAACCGACTCTGGCAGTGGTGTCTCAGACTTTCAACGCAAACTGGGGCTCTCAACCACGGGCACCTATTCGACGTCTGACCGTGTGGCTGTGCGTGCCGCTCAGGACCGCGCCGGAATCACAGTGGACGGGATCGTAGGCCCGCAGTCATGGGCCGCGTTCTTCGACACCGGGGCCAACACCGGCACCCTCGACGGGGCATTCATTGCGCCCCTGGCGGCGGCAACCGAAGTACAGCCACGCCTCTACGGCCCGGACGGTGACGACCTCGGCCCAAACGCCAACTTCAATGAGAACGCGATCCGTGTTGAAGACAAGATCGACTACGGCCAGGGCGTCTCCAAGGCTGAAGGAATCAAGAACGCGCTCGAGGTACTCGCCCGCGGCACAGACCCCGGATGGGCTGGCACTGTCACCTTCGAAATGGACCCTGCCACGAAATCCAAGTATGAACTCCGAGAAGGCGAGAACCTTCGCATCCTCGGTGGAGCCTCGACGGACATCACAGCCCACATCGCAAAGATCAGCTTCGATGCACGCGCAGCCACTCTCGAGGTAGACACCAAAGCACGCGACTACCCCACCCTTGAAGCCATCATCGCCCGCGACCGTGCCGCAACAGACCCCGCCAAAGCCGCAATCAAACGACTCCTCGCAGGCAACATCCCCTCTGACAGCCCCACCTACGATGCCGAATCACCCGCAGGCATCATGCCCCGCCACGCCATCTTCACCAACCTCTGGGACGTCCGCCGCATCCCCATGGGCGCATTCGGCACCATCTCCCGCACCCGCTTCACCACTACAAGCGCCACACCATTCGCGCTCGCGGTGTTTGGCAAGGCCGTCACGGCTGCCAACCTGCTTGCGGTTGTTGGCAATCCGTTGACGACTAGTGCAACTGAAAGCCCGTGGAGTTCGGCGGGTGACGCGCTCGACGACATGGGGCTGTTGCAGGCGTGGGGCTGGAAGGAACAGCCCGCAGGTTTCTACCCGCGCCAGTACCAGAACCCGGCAGGTGCCACAACGGCACCCGTCACGGGGCGCCTCGTTGACGATGCCTCATGGGATTACGCGTCGGCTTCGTCGCCGTGGATCTGGGTCGCAACCATCGCGTCGGCGTCTTGCTATGTGACGGGTCGTTTCTACGGTCAGGCTACGTAATGACGCGAACTGGACCGTGGCTTCCCGGCCCGTCTACGAGCGGCGAGGCATCTGCGCAGGCGTACCCGTTCGGCGTTGACTTCTCGGGGCCGCTCACACCGCAACCCTCAGAATACTTTCGGAGTGTCGGCGCCCTCACCACTGAGGAACGCTGGACCACGTGGCCCATCACTAAGGTGTCCGGGGCCGATCCGGGCTGGGCGGGTGCGTGGCCCAAAGAGTTGCGCGGGCTCCGGTCCCGCGACTTGTCGCACAGCAGTTACGACGTGGTGCAGAACTTCCGCGCGATACTCGCCAATATCAATCACCCTGGAGCCACGCTGCCCCCCGGTGCTGTTGGTGTCGAGTATTTGGGCGGCAGTTCGCGCCCCGTCGTTGTCTCGGTAAACGTCGTCCCGCATGTCGCTGCGAGCTTGATTGACGAGTTCTTGGCCGGTCAATTCCCGACTGAGATGTGGACGTTCGCAGTCAAGGTGTCCAACGGGCTTCATGCGACCGCGTTCCCCGTGCCCCCTTACTACTACTACGGGGCACGTACTGATATTGCGGTCGACCCGCCATCATGGCCGACCGTGCTCACTGGGACGGTGAACACGTCGAACGTGGTGACACTCTCCGCGCCGTCGTTCGACCTCACACTTGACATCGCTAACGGCTTCTCGATTGAGATTGTCCCCACATCAACGTCAGGCAATGTGGCACAAGACGGGTGGGAGTGGCGCGCGGCTATTGACTCGCTCACCATGACGGGCGTTTTCAACTGGCCCGATTACCGCTACATCTACGACGACACGAGCGCTTGGGGTTTGCGTCAACGACAAACCCCTGCAGGTGGTCCAGATGGTTGGCCGCTGCGTGCGCGACAGAACGCGGGCGCGACCGGTTCATGGTCCCTACGACACCGCCAAAACGGCAACTAGCACACGAGAGGGCGGCAACCCATGACCACATTTGAGGCCGGCTATGAGCAGAAGATCGTTGTCAACTGGACCATTCCGCAGGGCGCGGACACAACCGTGGCCGTGCGCCCGTACACGTTGACGGACCCCAACGACCCGGCGTCGGTGCGCATCTATGAGGACTACTCGACGGGCTGGTCGGCTCGTGCGCAGATCCGTAAGAAGCCTGGACTCGACCCGTGGGTTGTGTTCACGTCCGCGGCCGTGACTGGTCCGCGCATCGAGTTGGGTGCGGACGGGTGGATTCGTGTGGTGCTCGATGCTGCGACCACTCAGGGCGAGGCGTGGGACACGTACAAGACGGGCATGTGGGACCTCGAACTCATTGATAGTGGCGGTGCCGTGACCCGTGAGGTTGCAGGCGCCGTGACCGTGAGCCATGACGTGACTAGGACGGCGGTCTGATGTCTGACGGTATCGAGGTTGAGGTTCCGGTTTACTCGGGCGTTGAGGTTGCTGTTGTTGTTGGGCCGCGCGGCCTCTCCGCGTATCAGGTCGCTGTGGCGGACGGGTTCGTCGGAACCGAAGTCGAATGGTTGGCTTCCCTTGACGGCGCCCCCGGCGACCCCGGCGCCCCCGGCGACTCTGCCTACGCGGTAGCAGTAGCCAACGGGTTCGTCGGAACCGAAG